GCGGCATGGTGCAGCGGATCCGCATCCGGCGCCCGGAGGGAGATCCGCGCTACTACGTCCTGCCGGGATCCTCCAGCGCCACCATGATCCTGGAACCGGACCGCAGCGCCTTTGTCGTCGTTGAATCCGAACTGGACGCCATCGCCTGCGCGTCCTCCGGGACCCTCGCCGGCGCTGTCGCCACCGGATCACTCGAAGGCAAACCGGACGCCGCTGCCTATGCCGTCCTGAAAAACGCAAAGCAGATTTTAAACGCCCTCGACTTTGGCGACCAGGGCGGAGGCAAAGAAGCCGCCAAGCGGGCCATCAAGTGGTGGGCGGACAACTTCACGAACACCAGCATCCGCTGGCCCGTGCCAGCCGGCAAGGATCCGGGCGAAGCCGTGCAGACAGGGATAGACCTTGAACTGTGGATAAGAAAGGGGCTGTGGCCGGTCGTGCTGTTGGAAGAAAAAAAAGACGGGCCATCTAGCGCGCCGCCCGCGAAAAACGCCGTCACGGGCAAGCCAGGGGCGCCGTCCGAGGCCGAAATGGCGCAGATCGTCGCCGCGCGCGGATTATCGCCGCTGATTGCCGAACTATGGGCGCTTCTGCGCAGGAACCCGGGCGTAAAGATCATCAACACCGCCGGGCGCTTTGCCATTGAGCGCAACGGAAAGCCCGGCGTCGGCGGCCGGATCCACGACCTGATCGTCAAAGAACCACCCGTCCTGGACTACATCCTGGGCCACGAAGCAGAGGAAATTGATTACAGGAATTTATTGATCGAATGACCAAAGAAGAGCTGGAAATATTATTGACCGATAAGCCGCAGGAGATCAAGGCGCGCGGCGCCGTGTTATTTAATGCGGTCGGCGCGACATTGCAAGCCTATAACGCAGACCCGCACCGGCCCAAGTCACTTTTGGACAACAATAAAGCGGCACAGGCGGCCCTTGATGAATTTGTCGCCTCCCTGGGTGGCGGCGCGTCGGCCGACAGCTTCGACAACCTCTTTGCCGTCCTGGCCTACCTGCAGGGCGCCGGATGGAAAATCGGGAAATCAAACCTCTATCAGCACCGCAAAGACGGGAAAATCATCCCGAACGAAGACGGCATTTTTCCTCGCGCCGCCGTCGATAAATACGCCCGGACGTTTTTGCGCCAGAAGGCCACCGGAAAACGCATCACCGAGGCCTCCGATGATTTGCAGCGGAAAATCCTATCCCAGCAGGCGAAAATCAACGAACTCAAAATCAAGCGCGAAGAGCGCCGCAACGCCATTGAAGAAAAGAAATTTGTGTCCGTCCAGGTCGTCCTGGATAGCGCGTTCACCATGTTCCGCCATACCCGCGACGCCATGCAGAACATTCCGGACCGCATCAGCGAGATCGTCGCTGCAGAGACAGATCCAGTGAAAGTCCGCGAAATATTAACTACCGAAATCCGCCAGGCGCTGGAGCGCTTGGAAAAGCCGGAGGCCGTGATTGAACACTGAGTCGTTTATCCCTCAATTTTACAAGGCCTGCCTGCGCGGCGCGCGCCCTGATCCAGATCTGACCGTTACGCAGTGGGCCGACCGATACAGGATCCTGCCGAAAAAATCCTCCGCCGAGCCGGGGCGATACCGCAGCGCCCGCACGCCTTACGCCCGCGAGATCATGGACGCGCTGTCAACAGGCAGCCCGATCACAGAAATCTGCGTCATGAAGGGCACCCAGCTCGGCTTCACCGAACTCGGCAACAACTGGTTTGGCTATGTTGTGGACATCACGCCGGGGCCGATGATGATGGTCTTTCCCACGCTCGACCTGGCCAAAGACCACAGCAAACAGAAAATGCAGCCCACCATCAACGAAACGCCGCGTCTTAAAGAAAAGATCCGTGAGGCCCGCACACGCGACAGCGGAAACACCATCGACACAAAAGAATTTCCGGGGGGCATTATCTTTTTGTCCGGCTCCAATTCCGGTGCTTTCTTCCGCTCCAAGTCCATCCGCTTTCTTTTCCTGGACGACGTGGACGGCTTCGAGCTGGACGTCGGCGGCGAAGGAGATCCGGCCGAACTCGCCCGCAAGCGCACCGACAGCTACGGGCGCCGGAAGAAAATCCTTGAAGTCTCCACACCGACCGTCAAGGGCATATCGCGCATCGAGCGCAGTTTCTACGAATCCGATCAGCGCTACTATGAAGTGCCCTGCCCCCATTGCGGCACCTACCAGCGCCTGTCCTGGGGCGGCGACAACGCGGATTTCGGCATCAAATTTTTGCGCGGCGAAACCGGGCGCATCATCGACGTCTGGTATCAGTGCAGCGCCTGTAAACAGAAAATAGAAGAATACCACAAGACCGCCATGCTGGACCGCGGGCGCTGGGTGCCAACGCACCCGGAACACGAAAAGCGCGGATACCAGATCAGCAGCCTTTACTCCCCGCTCGGCTGGGTAAGCTGGAAGCAGATCGTTGAAGAATTCCTGGAAGCCAAAGCCTACAAAGAACGACTGAAGACCTGGGCAAACACCCGCCTGGGCGAAGCCTTTGAGGAAACCGGCGAACAGCCGGAATGGAACATCCTTCAGGCCCGCTGCGAGCCGTACAAAATGCTGACCGTCCCGCGTCGCGGCTATATTTTGACCGCCGGCGTGGACGTCCAGGACAACCGCCTCGCAGTCGTCGTGCGCGCCTGGGGGCGAAACGAAGAATCCTGGCTGGTCTATTGGACGGAGATGTGGGGCGATCCGGCGCGACAGGACGTCTGGAACGAACTCGACGCCCTTCTGGCGCGCGGCTACGATCACGAAAGCGGCCAAACCCTGCACATCTCATCCGTCGCCATTGACTCTGGCGGACACCACGCCCAGGACGTTTACAACTTCACCCGCCGCCGTCTCCCGAAATGCTTTGCCATCAAGGGCCAAAGCCAGCCCGGTAAGCCGGTCCTGGGCAAGCCGTCCCTGGTGGATATATCCTGGTGCGGCGTCAAGATCCCCAACGGGTGCCAGCTCTGGCCCGTCGGCAGCGATACCGCAAAAGGCATCATCTACTCGCGTCTGAAAATCAACGAACCAGGACCCGGCTGCTACCACTGGCCCGTCGGCCTGGACGACAATTATTTCATGCAGCTCACCGCCGAAAAGCTCATGACTAAATACGTCAAGGGTTATCCCCGGCTGGAGTGGGTGCTACCGTCCGGGAAACGAAACGAAGCCCTGGACTGTGAAGTCTATAATTACGCCGCCGCCATGCGTGCAGGCCTGGTCCATATTGACTGGGACAGCATAGAAAAGAAAGTAACGGAATCATCAGAAGCGCCAGAAAAACCACAGGTCCGCCGCGTCATCAGTCCGGGTGTTGGTTCGACAGGATGGTTTAACAGATAGGGATCGGTCCACGACCGATCCGGGAAAGGGTGAACAGTGCCAGATAAGACAGTCAAGAAAGTATTGACCAGCCGCGGAGAAATCATGGAATACGCCAACCTGTCAAAATACCTGTTCACCAAATTCGTCAAAATGGGCATGCCCGTCCTCTACGTTGACGGCCGCTGCTACGCACACAAAGACAACATCGACGAGTTTTTCCGCTGCATCACAAAAGTCAATTCCAGCAAAGTGCCGGATGAAATATTAGAGTCAGGAGATTAATATTCTGGATTTCCGCGCAGGCGGGAATCCAGAAAAACGACGAAAGGAAAGGAGAAACATCATGGGAGAAGCAGCAAGAAGGGCCGCATTAGGGATTCCACCGCGGGGGCAGATTCAGCGCATCCAAATTCAAATCGACCCGGAGAAAGACAAGCCGGTCGCCTGTGAATGCAGCAGCACAATTTTTGAGCCGGCGATCCGGGTTTATAAAATCCCCGCCGTGCATCCGCAGAACCCGACCGGCGCGGAGCTGATCACCAATCAGCAGGTGCTGGTATGCAGACAGTGCGGGCGGTTGCTGAAATAGAAGTTGAAACCAAACACCAAAAAGGTTAATTTGCCACCATGGAAGTGTAATATAATATTAACCGACAACATCAACAGAAAGGATGGAACCATGGAAAAATTAAATCCGACAAGCGAATTGACGAAAAAAATAATGGCGCTTTTGAAGGACTATGAGGAGGAAACCGGTTCCAGGGTGACGGATATTACCGTGAGATATTTGGATGATGGACCCAATCGTTTCGGCGTTGCACGTCGCGACAAAATATTAAGCGAAATCGAGCTGAGAATGGAGTGATATCATGGGGGAAATGGACTACTACGTTGTCAGGATATGCGGGGACGAAAAGCCGATCCTGAG